AACACAACCATTAAGAGTAAAAATAAATGGTGATGCTAGTGGCTTAAATAAAGCTGTTTCAAGTGCATCAAGCAAATTAAAATCATTTGGTGGTAAACTAAAAGGACTAGGCTCTTCTTTGCAAGCTGTTGCATTGCCTATGGCTTTGTTAGGTGGTGCTAGTGTAAAAATGGGATTAGACTTTGACAAGTCTATGACTAAAATTAAGGCACTTGTAGGAGTTGCTAGTGATGAGGTAGATAAAATGGGAGAAAGTGCTAGAAAAATGGCACTAGAAACAGGTATAAGTAGTAGTGAAGCAGCAAACGCTTTATTCTTTATAACCTCTGCTGGTTTAGATACTGCTGAATCATTAGAAACTCTAAAATTTGCTACAAAAGCCGCAGCTGCTGGGTTAGGAGATACTGCAACTATTGCCGATCTAACTACTTCAGCAATGAACGCATATGCTGATGGGTCTTTAAATGCTGAAGCTGCAACAGATGTTTTAACAGCTGCTGTACGTGAGGGTAAATTAGAGTCAAGTGAATTAGCTGGCGCAATGGGTGGTGTCATACCAATAGCATCTAATATGGGTGTATCGTTTGACCAAGTGGGTGCTGCGATGGCAGCTATGTCAAGAACAGGTACAAACGCTGCTGTAGGAGCAACACAATTAACAGCAATATTATCTTCATTAAAAAAACCAGCTGCTGAAGCTGAACAAGCATTACTAGCAATGGGACTTAGTACAGATGGTGTGCAAAAAAGTTTAGCAGAAGAAGGATTAATGAACACCTTAGAAATGTTAAAAGGCAAAACTGAAGAGTTTGGCGTTGACATTACAAGTATATTTCCAAACATTAGAGCCTTAAAAGGTGTGCTAGATTTGACTGGTGCTGGTATGGAAGATGCTAAAGGTATATTTGACTCACTATCTAAAAGTGCTGGGTCAACTGCTGAAGCATTTAAAATTACAGAAAACAGCGCAAGTTTTCAATTCCAAAAAGCTGTCAATGGCGCAAAAGAAACTTTAGCTAGTTTAGGACAACAATTATTAGTTGCTGTAGTGCCTTTATTACAAAAGGCTGCAACGTTTGCACAAAATTTATATAAAAGATTTAACGAATTAAGTCCTAACACAAAAAAATTAGCCATTGCTTTAGGTGGTGTAGCAATAGCGTTACCAACAATTATATCGTTGGCAGGTACACTTACAGGTATTTTAGGTGCTTTACTATCACCAATTGGTTTAGTAACAGCAGCATTAGCTGGCATAGCATATGTAATAAGTAAAAATTGGAATGAAATTTTGCCTGTTATAGTTGGTCTTTACAATCAATTTGTAGACTTATATAATTCATCTATAACTCTAAGATTAGCAATAGGTGCTATAGGTGCTGTGTTTAAAACAGTTTTTATAGCCGCTAAAGCATCTGTAATGAAATTCGTCAATGTTTTTAAAACAATGTGGAAATTAATAAAAGCATTTAGTGAAGATGGTTTTGATGCATCTTTTGGAGATATATTAAAAGAGGGATTTGTTGAGAGTGAAAAAATTACTAAAGATGCAGGAGAAGAACTAGCAACAGAATTGACAGATAGTTTTGCAAATTCAGTAGGTAATCAACTAGAAAAAAAGACAGTTGAACAAGTACAAAAAGGATTAGATAATGCTGTTACTAAATTAAAAACTATTACAAGAAATGCGGTAAATTCTATTTTTTCTGGTGGAGGCGGAGGTGGTGATTCTACAGAATCAGGACTTGCACAAGGTATCACACCACTTACAGGTACAGATAATTTAAGTCAATTATTAACATTGCCAGATATAATATTAGGTACACCAGAAGGTTATAATGAAAAATTCAGCGCATTCGCAACAAAAATGCAAGAATTAGGTTTAAGTGTTGATACTATAATGAGTGAAATTGGTAATTCTTTTATGTCAGCATTTTCTGCTATGATGGAAGGTAAAAATTTTGTAAAGGCACTAGGACAAATGTTAGGTCAAATTATAAAACAATTAGTTGCTGCTGCATTGGCTGCATTAGCATTATCAACTATATTAGGTGGTTTAAATATAGGTGGCATTGGAGGTGGTAAATTTAAATTTGGAAAGCTATTTGAAAAATTATCTGGTTTTGGTGGTGGTGGTACTGCATTTGCAAACGGTGGTATTGTTAGCGCACCTACTATGGGTCTAGTTGGCGAATATCCTGGAGCAAGAAGCAATCCTGAAGTAATAGCACCACTAAGTAAATTAAAAGGTATGCTAGGCAATAATAACAATCCTAGTAACGTACAAGTCGGAGGGTCATTTGAACTAAGGGGACAAGATTTAATTGTTGCTTTAGAGCGTGCAAATTCTACTAGAAATAGAATCATATAATATTTATGGCATACGGTGTTAAATACAGATTAGAATTTAGTGATGTTTTAACCTTTGGTAAAAGGGTAGAAATACTTAAAAAAAATTATACAGGTATAGTTAATGATATGATTGGTCAAGCAGAGCCAGTTGTAATTCGATGGAACGCTAATGATGATTATTATAACTCGCCTATAGTAGGGTCTGTATGTTCTTTAAATTTATTTACAACAGACGATGTAAGCTATGATAATTTTTATGAATACGATGAGCGTGAATATCAAATTAAAGTTCTTTACAAAGACTCTAGTAACAATTACCAAACATATTGGATAGGCTATATTGTAGTCGATAGGCATAGAGAACAATATAAATCAAATCCAGTTGCTTTTACTTTAAAGGCATATGATGGTTTAGGTACTTTAGATAATTATTCAACGCCTTTATTTACATCACCTTTTAGTGAAAATACTGGTTTAGCCAATAGAACAAGAATTGCTACTATATTAGCACATTTAGATTTAGATTTAGATATTAAAGTACAAGCTGATATAACACCTGGTTTTTCTTTAACTCCAACTTATCCATCACGTAAAGCTGTTATGAAAAGCATATTAATTACAGCTGGTCGTAATGAACTAATTAATAATTTTGATGTTCCAACTTGTAAAAAACAATTAGAAGCTATATTGAAAAGTTATAATTGTAGAATATTTCAATCTTATGGTTGTTGGTATATAGTAGAAAACACTAATATATTTGATTATAATGTAAAAAATACAATATTCACCACCTTAGCTGGTGGTGGTAGTGTAAGCAACATAAGAACTAGTATAAAAAACCAGTTGGTAAGTAGTTCAGATGAAGTTATACAAACTGATTTATATAATGAAAGTGGTGTTTATCAATCTTCTAGTAATGATTCTGTCTTAAGAATAGTGCCTACAACTTTAAAAAGTATTGGTGGCGATTTAGTTAAAGAGTATATACAACCATTAAATAAAGCTAGATATAATTTTAAAACTACACAGTCTAATGTGTATCAATATACTAGAAATGTTGGTTTTGAGTATGGTTCATATGGTTGGATTATAAGTAGCTATGCATCTTTAGTTACTGATGAAACAGATCAACAAGGTAATAAAGCTATTAAATTAGTTAACGCTCCTACTTCAGGCGAAACTTTAGTTTTTAATTCTGATTATGTAGGACAAACAGCAAAAGGTTGGAATTACTATTATACTGGTGTAAAATCTCAAATTGGTATTTTCGTTGATAAAAATGAAAATAGTGTTTCAAACTTCACATTACAATTTAGAATAGTAGTAAGCGCACCACCTAATTTTTATTATTGGGACGATGAAAATAGCACTTGGACTACAACAAGCACAACAATAACTAGAAAGATACAAGTTTTTAATAATTGGCAGACAATAGATGTAAGTTTTGATGGTACAGGTTACCCTACTAGTTTGACTAACAATCAAATTGGAATACAAGTTTTAAATTGTACTTACAGTGGTACAGGTGTCGAAGATATATATTTTGATAATGTAGGTATTATTGGTAATTATTTTAAGCCAAGCGGTTTATCTGCTGAACCTAATGCTAATGTAAATATTCCTAATTCTTATATAGAATTTGCAGAACGTAATAACAGTACACTAGTTTTTAGTGATGAAAAAACAATCACAGGTACTTATTATTTTAATGGTTCGCTAACTACTAATTACCTTTATCACAGGACTAGAGATTATAATACAAGAAAACCAATATTTGAACGTCATTTACAAAACATAATGAACGACTATAGAGATTTTGTTGTCAGATATGAAGGCACATTTAGAAACGAAACACAGAATCCATTGTCTATGCATAATAGATTATGGTTTAATTTTGGTGCATCAATAGCACAAGATGAGCAAAGTTGTTTCATAAATGGTTTAGAATATAAAGTTAAATCTGCTAATGCAAAAGTAATAGCACATTTACCAAATGATGATGATGATATTGATTTAAAGTTTAGAATTACAACAGAATAGATATTCAGAATCCCCTTTCTGTTTGCGAAGAAATCCCTAATTTTTTTTTAATTTTAGGGGTTTTTTTATGTTAATTGAAAATAATTTTTTATTTTTGTGTAAACTTTAAAATTAAAATATGTTTGAAAATCTATTTAAAGACGAGTTAAAAAGTCTTAAATTAAAACGGTATGATGTGTGCGAAATTCTTAAATGCACAATGCCCACACTTAAATCAAGAATACAAAATCCTGATACATTTACTATAAGTGAATTAAATATTTTACGTGATACAGGATTTGAAAATTCAGTCAAAAATTTAATAAACAATTAAACAATTAAAATATGAAAACAATTAACATTAGTGGTAAGAAATATGTTACCGTAAATGAACGACTAATTTATTTTAGACAACAAGAACAATTTAAAAACTGGCAAATAGTAGAAGAAATAGTTTCTTTAGATGATAAAGAAGGCATATTTAAATGTAGCATAAATGATACAGAAGGCAATATAGTTTCTACAGCACACGCACAAGAATATAGAGATAGCTCAAAAGTAAATAAAACTTCTTTTGTTGAAAATGGGTTTACATCTGCCTTAGGTAGAGCATTGGGTTATTTAGGTATTGGTATAGATACTGCTATAGCATCGGAAGAAGAAATTACAAACGCAAAAAATAACCAGAATGCAAAAAGTGACTCTAAAAAATGGCTTACAGCTTCACAATTTGAGGCAACACTAAAAGGAGGAACAAAAGAAGCTGAAAATGTTTTAAAAAGATTTAAAATGAAAAGTGAATACAGAGATAAAATAAATAATAAATTTAAATTAAATTAATAATTATGAGTGAACAAAAAAAATCAATTTATGTAAACGGTGTAAGATTTTTCCCAAAGGGAGACAAAGCACCACAAAACTTATTAGCTAATGGTGTAATTACACCAAATGAACTAATAAAATGTTTAAAGCAAGCTGAAGTACAAGATGCTAAAACAGAATACAAAGGGGAAACACAATTCAAAATTAACCTTTGGCAAAATGATGACAATTCAGTTTCTATGAGTTTTAACACTTGGAAGCCTGAAGGATCAAAACAAGCAGATGAGGGGGATGGCGATTTACCTTTTTAGGTTATCGTTTTATAAGAAGGGATTCAGCAATGAGTCCCTTTTTTTTTAAAGTTTTTTTTCATTTATGTTGTAAAATTGAAAATATTTTTTTACTTTTAAACAAACAATAAAATTTATATTATGAAAACACAATTAAAAGATTTAAAAATTAAGTTAAAAGATGTCGAATCAAACATTAAATATTGCGAATATAAAGGCGCACAAAATAAGCCTATATATAAATATTTTTTAGATAGACGAGACACAATAATTTCAACAATAAATAACATAAGATGAAAAATAGAAAATACGAAGCAAACTTAATAGTATTTAGTATATCAATAGTTAGTATGTTTTTAATACTTATAATATTATAATGGAAGTAAATAAAGAAAAAAGAAAACAAATACCACTATATAGTGGCTTGTTAAAATATTTCCCAGATGCATTATGTGAAGTTGCTAAAGTTAGTTATATAGGTAGCAAGCAACATCATCCTAATGAACCTTTACACTGGGATAGAAATAAATCAACTGATGATCTTGATGCATTAATGCGACATTTAATTCAAGCAGGAGAGTTAGATACAGATGGTTTAAGACATAGTGCTAAAATCTGTTGGCGTGCATTAGCAAATTTACAAAAAGAATTAGAGAGTAAAAACGTTAGAAACGAACAATGGCACAAAGACCAATATAATCGTAATAGATTGCCAGAGGATCAAATAATATCAGGAACTGAATAAAAAAAATAAATATGGAAGCAAATAAATACACACCTGTAGAAGAAGCAGCACTTTTTTTACATCAAAGAGTCAAAGCTATGGAAATAGAAATTGACAGACTAAATGAAATCAATGAGTCATTATTCGACCAATATGAAATACAAAATGCAGAAATAGTTAAACTAGAAAAACAAGTAGTTGAATTTGAAAAAATAAAAGAAGAAAATAAACAATTAAAAAAAGCACTTATAGGATGTTAGTACAAAAAGATAGCAATGAAATTTATCATCAATCTCCTGGTATTAGTGCTAGTGGTTTAAAGACAATATTTAAAAAATCTATATATCACTATCTAAACCAAAAACCTTTTGAGTCTAGTTCAATGGCTTTTGGGTCTGCTGTACATTGTGCAATGTTAGAGCCAGATGATTTTTATAAAGAATATCACGTAATGCCAAAATTAGATCGTAGAACAAAAGATGGCAAAAGTGAATATGAATTACAAAAACAAAAAGCAAGTGGCAAAATATTATTGAGTTATGATGACTTTAAAAAAATAGAACAAATACTAGTTAATTTTAGAGAACACGATTTGGCACAAAAATTTTGTAAAGGAGATATTGAATATTCACACTACACAAAATATGAAGATATAGAAGTTAGAATTAGGCCTGATGTTTTAAATAAAGTAGGTAATTTTATTTGTGATGTAAAAACTTGTCAAGACAATTCACCAATGGCATTTAAAAGAGATGTTTATAAATATGCTTATCATTTACAGGCTGCATTCTATATGGATATGTTAGGCATAAATGATTGGCGTTTTGTAGCTGTGCAAAATACTTATCCTTATACTGTAGAGGTATATGCATTAAGTGAAGAACTAATAGAACAAGGTAGAAGAGCTTGGCAAAAAGCATTTTCAGACTATAAATTATATATAGAATGTGGTATTGTATCAAGTTATAATTGGAATGAATTTAAAGAAGACGGAAGTCTAGTAATATAAATGGATATATATAGAGACATAATAGAAAGATTTTATAATATAAAATTAGATAACAAATCCAGAGAAAGAAAATACGTATATGCCAGAGCTATTTATTATTATGTGTGTAGAAAATATAGTAATTACAACTTAGCACAAATAGGTAAATCTCTTAATAAAAATCACGCTACTGTATTACACGGTATAAGAGAATTACCACATATCTTAAAATTTGACAAAAAATTAAAACAAGATTTTTTTTTCATATGTGAACTATGTAATTTTCATAACAAACCTGTTATGGACTTAGAAGAATTATTACATAAATACAATGCATTAGTAATTCAATATGATATATTAAAAGAAAAATGCAAAAAAAGATAAATAAAATTTTAAATTTGTATTAAAACCACTATGCGAGAAAATCCATTTAACAAATATTTAACAAAAGAGGATAAATTACAGCATAGAATTATTAGTTATTTAAAATATCAATATCCTAAAGTGTTATATACACACGTACCAAATGAAGGTAAACGATCTGTCTTTGAGAGATATAAATTCAAATACTTAGGAGCTAAAGCAGGTGTGCCAGATTTATTAATATTTAAACCTAATAAAACATATTGTGGCTTGGCACTAGAATTGAAGGTGGGTTATAACAAACCTACTAAGTTACAAAAAGAATGGTTAAAAAATTTAGAAGATAATAATTGGTTAGCGTTATGTCTAAATAATTATGAAGAAATTGTAGAAACAATAGATAAATATTTAAAAAATGTATAAAGTGTATTTTGACTCGAACAATCAAAAAGTTAGATGGACACAAACATCTACAGACAATTTACATTACGATTATCAATATGTTGGCGCAATGACTAGAGTTGAATTTGATTTATTAGTTGAGGTCTTATGGGAAATCTTTGAAGATAAAGATATACCGTTTGAAGATTTTAAAAAATATTTTAATGACATTAGAGTTTTTTGCGACAAGATAAAGGTCTTAATGGATTAAGTAACAGACAATGAAAATAAATAAAATAATAAAACCTAAGCGTTTTGAACGCTTTACTGTAATTCCCTCTGCCATATTTAGATTTAAAAATATAAGTATAGGAGCTACAGGATTATATGCTTATTTGTTTAGTCACAACGTAAAACAAGAAATAACAATTACATTTATTTGCAATCATTTTAAAGACGGTAGAGATGCCATTAATAGTAGAATAAAAGAACTTATAGATAAAGGCTTTTTAATACGTGAGAAAGTAAGAATTAAAGGTAAATTTGTTGGCACTAATTATATACTTAATGATGTACCACAGACTGAAAAACCACAAACGGAAAAACCACACGTGGTTAATCCTGAACAAAGTAATATTAATAATATATATACTAATAATAAAAGTAATATAAGTACTAAAAATAAAATGCCAATTAAATACAGTGAAACATCTAAAAAGGCATTTGATTATTTTGTACAATTATTTCCAGAAAAAAATAAGCCAAAAACAAAAGCACAAAAAACTAAATGGTTAGACTGTTTAGATAAAATAGAAAGATTAGATAAATATGATTTGCGTGATGTGTATGCTGTAAGTAGAGATTTAAGAAATGATGCATTTTGGAAAAATAATTTTTTAAGCATTTTAAAATTAAGAAACATTGATAAGAATGGCATTAAGTATATAGATCGTTTTATGTTAGCTAAAGAAGATGATATAAATACTATTAAGAAAAAAATACAAGGTGCTATTAAATTCTACAAATACAATGAAACAAATGGTAATACAGCTATAGGTGTTAAAACAATTAATGGTGATATAGATTACACAATGCTAAAAACAATCCTTAATAAAAAAGATATAGATATAATCATAAACAACATAAATGACATTTAAAGATATATTTGAATTGGAAAGACAATTAGTTTTTCTTTTAAATCAAAGTGGTTGGGATTTAGAGTGGGATAGCGATGAATATAGTTTTTTTGATGCAAAAGGTTTTGATAAGAATGGTCATAGTTGCATAGTAGAAATGAAATTTAGAAATCAATACTACTTAAATAAAATGTTAGAAGAAAAGAAATACAACAATTTAATAAACAATAAAAACTACAAAAAAAAATATTATGCTGTAGTTGACAACAAAGGATGTTTTTTATATGATTTAGACAATGTAGATATAACTTTAACTAAGTCAATAGAATGTCCTGTAAAAACAATAACCGATAAAAAAGTAACAAAAATTAAAAAAATAATTTTACTTTTACATCACGACGCAATGAAATACAATTACAAATTTTTTAAACAATGAAACAATGTCTTATTATAATGATTTATCAGAATTAGGAATAATACTGAAAAAAACAAGTGGCATATGTAAAGTCAAATGCCCTGAATGTTCACATACTAGAAAAAACAAAAAAGATACTCCACTATCAGTAAATATAGATGAGGGTTTATACAATTGTCATAACTGTGGCTATTCTGGTAATGTAAAATTTAAATCTAAACCAGAGTACATAGTACCAGTAAAACAAAATGCAGAAGTAACTGAACGTGTTTTAAAATGGTTTGCTACAAGAAAAATATCAGAGCCAACTCTAGTGCATTGGAAAGTAGGCGAGTCTTTAGAATATATGCCACAAGTACAAAAAAAACGTAGAGTTGTAAATTTTAATTACTATAGAGAAAACAAATTAGTTAATGTTAAATATAGAGATTCAGAAAAAAACTTTAAAATGGTTTCAGGAGCTGAACTAATATTTTATGGTCTTGATAATATAAAAAATACTGATTCAGTTTATATAGTAGAAGGTGAAATGGATGCACTTAGTATGCACGAATCAGGCATTTATTCTGTATGTAGTGTACCTAATGGTGCAAGTAAAGGAAATCAAAAACTAGAATACTTAGACAACTGTTATAAGTATTTTAAAAATAAAAAATCAATAATTATTTGCACTGATAATGATGAAGCAGGTCTTATGCTAAGAAATGAATTAGCTAGAAGATTTGGCTTTTATAAATGTAAATATGTTGATTTTGGTGAATTTAAGGATGCTAATGATGTTTTAATAGCTAAAGGTACTGAAGCACTGAGAAGTGTTGTTAAAAACGCTAAAAACTTTCCATTAGAGGGTGTTTTAAATATTAATGACATATGGCAAAACGTTTTAAACTATAGTGAAAAGGGAATAAAAAATTATTCTATAGGTATGGGACAATCTGATGAATACTGGAAATTAGCATTTGGAGAATGGACGGTAGTAACGGGTATTCCGAACAGTGGGAAAAGTGATGTAGTTGACCAAATCTGTTGCAATCTAGCTACACAATATGGTTTTAGATGTGCAATGTTTTCACCAGAATCATTTCCATATGAAGGGCATATTAAGAGAATAGCAAATAAACTTAATAAAACAAATTGCAATACTGATGAATTAAACAATACCAAAGATTTTATAGAAGAACATTTTAATTGGATAAAAATAGATTTAGAAAACCTAACATTGAAAGGTATTTTAAACGCATTTAAAGAGCTAGTATTTCAAAAAGGTATAAATGTTTGTGTAATAGACCCTTACAATATGTTAGATCACTCAGCGCAACGTGACCACTCTTATGTAGGTAAATTATTAAGCGAAATAACACAGTTTTGTCAACAAACTAAAACACATTTATTTTTAGTAGCACATCCTAGAAAAATAGAAACAATAGAAGGCACTTACAAAAAACCAACTTTATATGATATATCTGGTAGTGCAGATTTTTTTAATAAAGCATACAACGGACTAATTGTTTATAGATGTATTGGTCAAAAATCTAAATACAAAAGTGATTTAGTTAAAATGTATGTAGAGAAAGTAAAGCGTAAAGAAAACGGTCAATTAGGTGAATTTGAAATTGCACCTGATTTTAACGCAGGGGGTGTTTATAAGCATTTAGAATTGGCTAAGAAAAAGTTTGAAGTAATTAAAGATAATATACCTTTTTAAAAAAATAAAAAATGATATACAATAAAGACTGTTTAGAAGCTATGAAAGAAATGTCAGACAATCAGTTTGATTTAGCTATTGTTGATCCTCCTTATGGACTAGGTGATAGTGTTGTAAATAGTGGAGGCAGATTTAAAAAATATGAAAATAAAAATGGTAATTGGGATAAAGAAATACCTACTAAAAAATATTTTGATGAATTATTTAGAGTTAGTAAAAATCAAATAATTTGGGGTGGTAACTACTTTCCATTACCTACAAATAAATGTTTTATAATTTGGGATAAAAAGCAACCACAAGGAATTAGTTTTGCAATGTGTGAGTACGCTTGGGCAAGTTTTAATAAAGTAGCACAAATATTTTATACAAGAACACAAGGACAAAAACAAAGATTTCATCCCACACAAAAACCTGTCAAGTTATACGAATGGTTACTAATAAATTATGCTAATCAAGGTGATACAATACTTGATACACATTTAGGTTCTGGCAGTATAGCAATAGCCTGTCATAATTTAGGCTTCAATCTTACAGGATACGAAATAGATAAAGAATATTTTGAAGCAGCAAAGAAACGAATAGAACAACATAAACAACAAATAAGACTTTTTTAATGACAAAAAAACATTATAAAGCAATGCAATGGTGTATAAATAATAATATTTATGTTAGTGCATATCCTACTACAATAGGCACAAAAGTAGAAATAAATAATAATGGTAAAACCTTTATTTCACCAAACACTTACACCAAGAAACAGTTAGATTTTAAAATATGGGAATTATATTTGTATCTTTATGACCAAAATAATTAACAATGGCAAAGAGACAAAATCCAACGCTTAAAAAAGCAATGATAAAAGCATTGGAGAAATGTATGGGAATAGTTACTACAGCTGCTAAGATGGCTGGCATTAACAGGTCTACACATTATGAATGGTTAAAAACAGACCCAGAGTATAAAGACAAAGTAGAAGCATTAGAAGATTTAATATTAGATTTTGCAGAAACTAACCTGCATCAACAAATAGAAGAGGGTAATACAACTGCTACAATATTTTTACTTAAAACTAGAGGTCGCAAAAGGGGATATATAGAACGTCAAAACATTAAAATGGAAGCTGACATTAACACAACAAAAATATCGCCTGAAGGACAAAAGAAAATTGACGATATTTTGAATGACGAATATTAACGGAATTATAAAAGAAAAGTGTAAGGATTCATTACTTTTTTTTACTAGATATATATTTAAAGAAAATACTGGTAACAAGTTTGAAGTAGCAGAATTTCACAAAACATTAGCTAATACTTTACAAAGTGTTTATGATGGCGATATAAAACGTTTGATTATAAACATACCTCCACGTTATGGTAAAACAGAAATAGCTGTTAAAATGTACATATGTTGGGTCTTGTCTAAAAATCCATATGCTAAATTTATACATTTATCATACTCAGATGCATTAGCATTAGATAATAGTTCACAAACTAGAGAATATATACAATCAGATGCGTTTCAACGTGTTTGGGACATTACACTAAAAAAAGATAGTCAATCACAAAAGAAGTGGTACACAACACAAGGTGGTGGTGTATATGCTACTGCTAGTGGTGGTGCAATAACAGGATTTGGTGCAGGTAGTGGTGGTGCTATAATAATTGATGACCCACTAAAACCAGATGATGCAACGTCAGATGTAAGAAGGTCTTTTATAAATAACAGATACAATACAACTATTAGGTCTAGGGTAAATGATAGAGATGTGCCTATAATTGTTATAATGCAACGATTACACGAAGAGGATTTAAGCGGTTATTTATTAGATGGTAATAGTGGTGAAGAGTGGTATCATTTAAAATTATCTGCAATACAAGAAAACAATGTACCATTATGGAACAGTAAACATTCTTTTGAAGAATTAGAAGCAATAAGGCAAGCAGATAGATATACTTTTAGTGGTCAGTATTTACAAGAACCTGCGCCATTAGAAGGTGGTGAATGGAGGGTAGATTGGTTTAATATAATTAATAAAGCTGAAGTGCCTAATGATATTAACTGGGAAATGTTTGTTGATGGTGCTTATACAAAAGATACAAAGAACGATCCTACAGGAATACAAATTAGTGGGAAGAGTGGCGATAATTTATACATACTTAAAAGCATAGATAAATATTTAGAAATGCCAGAGCTTAAAACTTTTATAAGTAGTTTTATAAAAAATTGTGGTGTTAACATTAGTCAAATATTAGTAGAGCCTAAAGCATCTGGTAAATCATTAGTACAGTTGTTAAGGCGAGAAACTAACTATAACGTATCTGAATTAAAAACTGATTTTGTTAAATATAGTAAAATAGAAAGAGCTAGAGCCTCATCACCATTCATTGAAGGTGGTCGAGTTTATTTGATTAAAGACTATTGGAATGATGGTTATTTGCAACAAGTTAGCACATTTCCTAATGCAAAACACGATGAACATATTGATGTTACATCTTACGCAATAGAGCGCAATTTACTAAAAAATTTCTTTATTGTATAAATACTTTTAAATTTTGTATTTTTACAAAAAATTTATTATAAGCAAAAAAATATGGCTTCACTTTTTGACCGCTTCAAATCCATAATTAATAAAAATTCACAAAATACTGCTGAAGGCTATAATAGAGCTATATATAATTGGCTTGGTGAATCTATAATTTGGAATCCTGAAAATGACGATTCTTATATTAATGAGGGTTACAGAAAAAACGCAACAGTTTATTCATTAGTTAATATTATAACAAAGGCTGCAACGACAATACCATTTCAGATATATGAAGTAGAAAACGTAAATGATTATAAAAGATACAAATCATTAACAAGTGGTACTATTGATTCTACAGTAATGCAAAAAGCAATGATGCTTAAAAATAAGTCAATGGTAGAATTGCACGATACTGAACTACATATGTTGTTAGAAAGACCTAATCCAGCGCAATCTTATAATAGTTTTATTACAGAATTAATTGCTTTTGGTAAATTAACAGGTAATAGATACATTTATGGTTTAGCTCCAGAAACAGGTAACAATGCTAATAAATATACTGAGTTATATGTAATGCCTTCACAAATTATGGAAATAGTAAGTGGTGGTTTAATGAATCCTGTTTCTAAATACAAAATACAATACAATGGCACATATGAAATGGATGCATCTGATATATGTCACATAAAAGATTTTAATCCTTACTATGATGGTACAGGCTCACATTTATATGGTCAATCGCCATTACGTGCAGGTTTAAGAGCATTAACAACTAATAACGAAGCAATCCAAACAGGTGTTAAATACTTACAGAATCAAACAGCTCGTGGTGTTTTAATGTCTGAAGAAGGTGATCTAAATGAAGTGCAAGCACAACAATTAAAAGATAAGTTTAAAAATCAGTTTACTGGTTCTAACAATGCTGGTGAGGTTTTAATAACACCTAAAAAATTATCTTGGGTTAACTTTGGTTTAAATGCAGCTGATGTTTCTTTGATAGAACAATACAACGCATCTGTTAAAGATTTATGTAATATTTACAACGTGCCAGTGCAATTGTTAAATAATACAGATTCCAATACATATAACAATATGAAGGAAGCTAAAAAAGCATTATATCAAAATGCTGTTATTCCTGAGTTAGTTAAAATTAGAGATGAGATAAATAGATGGTTATGTCCACAGTACGGAGACAAATACAAATTTGACTTTGATTTTACTTGCATACCTGAACTACAAGAAGAAAGTGATAAAGTAGTTGATCAGCTATCTAAAGCTTGGTGGATAACACCAAATGAAAAACGTGCTGTAATGAATTATGGCGAAGATGAAGAAAATGAAGCATTAAATGATTATTACATACCAGCTAACTTATTGCCAGTTAATGCAGAAAATATAGACATTCCTGTTGAGGAAAATGTAAGAGAATCTGTAGATATAGATGTATCTAAGTTTTTAAAGGAAAAAAAAACTGAAATAGAGTCTAAACAAACTTACGACAACTATCCACAAAGTGCTACTAATAACGCAAAGCGTATGTTAGAATTTAGAGAAAAATATGGACGTGATGTTGTGCAAGGTGGAACTGATATAGGTTGGAGACGTGCCTCACAGTTAGCTAGTAGAACTGCATTAAGTTTGTCAACTTTAAAAAGAGTTAAATCATTTTTAGCAAGACATAAAGATAACTCAAAAATATCAGATGAATTTAAAGGCGAACCATATAAAGATAAAGGCTATGTAGCTTATAATCTTTGGGGTGGCGAATCAATGAGAACTTGGGTAAATAAATTTCTTGACAAGTTAGAATCATAATATGCTTAACAAAAGAGATAATTGGCAACGTGCATTTGAAAAACAAATGGGCATTGCAGAAAGACGTAATATTCCTAAAGTAAAAAAATTCTATAAAACAGAATACAAAAAAGGGGTAGATTCTTTTTTATCTATGAATCAAACTAATTTTGATATTCTATTCAACGTAACTACATTGTCTAAACTATATAGAGATTTATATGAAGATATAGGAATGCAATTTGCTAAATGGTATGCAAGACATTTTGATAAGTATATATCAAA